CTTGATCAAGTATTAGTAACACCTAGTGCAAATATTTGTATATTTTATGCTATGTTTGTTTTGTGTGAAAAAGGTGATGAAGTTATAGTTCCTGATCCAGGATTTGCAACATACTTTAGTAGTGCTAAGATGTTAGGATTGAATGTAAAAAGAGCTCAACTAAAAGAAGAAAATGGATTTAGATTACAAGCAAAAGATGTTGAAGATCTTATTACAGATAAAACAAAATTAATAATAATTAATAGCCCTAGCAATCCAACAGGTGCTGTTATGACAAAAGAAGAATTGAAAGATATATATAATGTTTGTGTTAAGCATGATGTCTATTTGTACTCTGATGAAATATACAGTAAACTAATATTTGATGGATATGAATTTACAAGTCCTTCCAAGTATGATGAATGTAAAGAATATGTTATTTTAAGTAATGGATTCAGTAAAGGATTTGCAATGACAGGTTGGAGACTTGGTACATTGATAGGTCCCCCAACTGTAATAGAACGCATTCAAGCGCTGCTTCAAACAACGAGTAGTTGTGTTAGTCCTTTCATTCAAAAGGCCGGTATAGAGTGTATACAAGGTCCTCAAGATGATGTTAAAAGAATGTGTAAAGAATACAAAGAAAGAAGAGATTTACTCATATCAGGTTTGAATATGATAGATAGATTTACATGTGATACACCTGGAGGAGCATTCTATGCTTTTCCTAATATATCTGGTACAGGTTTGAGTGACATTGAAGTATCAAAACAATTGATGGATAATGTAGGAGTAGTAACTTTACCAGGAAGTTGTTTTGGTGAATATGGGTCAAATAACATTAGATTATGTTATGCTAATAGTAAAAGAAATATTAATGATGCATTGGTGAGAATAAATGAGTGGACAAAGAGTTTGTGATTGGATAGCAGAACATCTTTATAATATTGGGGTAAAAAATGTACACGGTATTATGGGAGGTGGTGCAGCTGGTTTAAATGATGGTTTTATCAAACATGGTAAGATTAATTATGTTTGTTATCATCATGAACAAGGAGCTGGTCATGCTGCTATAGGTGAATCAAAGTATACAGGTGAACTATCTGTTGTTAATCCAACAACTGGTTGTGGAGGTACTAATTGTGCCACAAGTGTATTAGACGCTTGGCAAGATAATGTTCCAGTACTTTTTTTAAGTGGTAATGTTAAACTTGCAACATGTTCTGGTCATATTAATAAAGAAAAAAATATCAATATAAGAAAGTATGGCATACAAGAACATCATATAGTTGACACATACAAATCTATGACCAAGTATACTAAGTTTGTAGATGATCCTGCTGATGTATATAACACAATAATTGAAGCAATTGAAATATCACTCACAGGAAGAAAAGGACCAGTTTGGATTGATATTCCAGGTGATATTCAGCTATCACCTATGGTTTTTCCATCAGTAAAAAAGTCCTTTAAAAACAAGGAGTTATCTAGCTACAGTGTTGATAGTGATACACTAGATACCTTAATGAAAAGGTCAGAAAGACCATTAGTGTTAGCTGGTTATGGAATATGTCAAAGTAATACAGTTAAAGAGTTTAAACAATTTATTGAACAAAGAAACATACCTTTTGTAAGCACATATGGTGGTAGAGATTATTTTCCAAATGATAGTAAGTATAGTATTGGTGCAATAGGTCAAAGAGGAAGTAGAGCTGGCAACTTTGCATTACAAAATGCTGATCTGTTAATTATACTTGGCAGTTCTTTAAATGCAAGTGCAATTGGGTATGATCCAAAACAGTTTAGTCCTAATAGTATTAAAGTGTATATTGACATAGATCAAAATGAATTAGATAAAGATATAGTAAATGTTGAATATAAATGTGATATGGATTTAAAAGATTTCTTTAATGATGTAATTTATACTCACGGTCCAAATATAAAAACTGGCTTTGAAGAATTAAATGTTGAATGGATTGCAAAATGTAATTACTGGAAAGAAAAATGGCCAGTAATGCAAAAAGAATATGAAGCTGATAATACTGATACACCTTTGAATCTGTATGCTGTGTTAGATGCAGTTAACAAGCATAGTGGTCGTGATGATATATTGATGGGTGATGCTGGTAGTATAAGTTATGCTGGACCTGTTGCATTGAATCCAAAATATGATCAAAGACTAATTTTTAGTCCTGCACAAGCTGATATGGGTTGGGCAGTTCCAGCTAGTATTGGTGTGGCTATGGCAAGTAATAAAAATGTTATTGCTATTACAGGTGATGGAAGTTTTATGAGTAATCTTCAAGAGCTATCTGTCATTCGTCACCATTGTTTAAATATTAAAATAATAATGTTAAACAATAGAGGATATTTGAGTATCAAGAACACACAACAAAAGTATTTTGAAAATAGAGTGTATGGTACAAGTGATAAGACAGGTTTGGAATTTCCAGACTACGCTAAGTTAGCAGATTCATTTTCTATTCAATATTATTGTGTTAAAAGTAATAATTTAAATATTATGCAAGAGATATTAGCTATAGAAGGTCCCGTTTTAATTAATTGCATATGCTTAGATAATCAAGAGATACTTCCTTCACAAGCGTTAAAGAATGGTAAGCAAGCAGGATTACATGATATGACTCCATTCTTATCTGATGAAGAACTTAAAAATGAAATGATAGTTGATATATGAAAAATGTAGCTATAATAGGTGCTAGTGGATTTATTGGTTCATACCTTGTAAAGAATTTAGACTTGCAACCTAAATCTTTGTATAATATTATTCCTGTTTCAAGAAAAACCCATAAGATTAGTTCGTGCAAAGAAGTTAAAGAGTTTTTAGAAACTAATAATATCCATACTGTTGTTAATTGTGCTTTTCATGGTAGTTCAGTTAGACCTACAGATATTAAACATAATTTAGATTTGTTTCTTAATTTTTATAATAACAGTAATCTTTTTGAACATTATATAAATGTAGGTTCTGGTGCTGAACTTATGGTATCAGATAGACCTCGTAAAGAAGAAGATATAACTGATTACTGGGATATTGAAGAAGACGATTATTCATTTACAAAAAATGTAATTGCTAGACTGTGTTTAGAAAAAGATAACTTTACTACTTTAAGAGTATTTGGTTGTTTTGATCGTACTGAACCAGATCATAGATTATTTAAAAAGTTTGTCAACAAAGAAGTGAATGCTTTGAGTAACATTAAGTTTGATTACATAAGTGCAAAAGATTTTACATCTATAGTGAGATATTATATTGAAGAATATCGATTGTATGCTTTGCCTAAAGATATAAACTGTGTATATAATGATAAGTATAGTTTGCAAAATATAGTTGAGTATTTTTTTAAAGTTAATAATATTGAAAAATATAACTATAGAGTTCAAAATATGTGTGAACATAATTACATAGGAGATGGTTCCAAATTACATTCATTGCCTATAAAATTAGAAGGTTTATGGGAAGGTTTAAAAAATTATGTCTAAAGCTGTATATGTGACAGGGTGTATTGGATTTATTGGATATCATTTAACTAAGCAATGTTTAGAAAATGACTGGTATGTTTATGGTATTGACAAGCAAACATATGCAAGTAATACAAATTTTCTTGATGACCTTTTAAAATATCCAAAATTTAAATACAGTAAAATAGATATCAATGATATTGAACGTATACATGATTGTGATTATTTTATAAACACTGCTGCGGAAACTCACGTGGATAATAGTATAGTGTGTAGTGAATCATTTTTACAAAGTAATATAAATGGTGTTCATAATATATTACAATTAATAAAACAAAAAAAACAAAAACCAATTTTTTTACATTTTAGTACAGATGAAGTTTATGGTGATATTGATATTGGTGCATTTTCTGAAAAACAATTATTAAAACCAAGTAATCCTTATTCTGCTACAAAAGCAGCTGCTGATATGTTAATATTAGCTTGGGCAAGAACATTTAAAATACCTTATGTTATTATAAGACCAACTAATAATTATGGAATAGGACAATACGTTGAAAAACTTATTCCCAAAGCAATTAAGTATTTGAGTCTTGGAAGAAAAATTATTTTACATGATAAAGGTTTGCCTAGAAGAACGTGGTTGCATGTTAGTGATACTGTATCTGCGGTTATGAAGATTATTGAAACTGAGCAAATTAATGAGATATATAACATATCTGGAAATTACGAAGAACAAAATATAAATGTTGCAAAACAAATACTATTTAATTTTGGTATATATAATAACGAAGAAGATTGGATTGATGGTGATGAAAAACGTCTTGGTCAAGATGTTAGGTATTCAGTTGATGATAATAAATTAAAAGCTCTTGGTTGGGAGCCAAAGGCTGAATTTGGTGTAGAACTAAAAATTATAGTTGAATATTATAAAAAGAATTTTGTATGGTAAAAAAAGATATTAATGATAGTATTTTAATTACAAAAAGATTTAGATCTCCAACTGAATTTTCTCTTCATATTGAAGAGAGAGTTTTAAAAGAAAGGATTGGTTACATGGACGCTATTATAGATTACTGCTATCATAATAGTGTTGATATTGAAAATATAGGAAATTTAGTTACACCTTCACTTAAAGAAAAAATACAACTCGAAGCAGAAGACGCTAATATGATGAAACCAAGAGGAAGATTACCGGTATGATATGTATGGAAGCATTTGACGTTTATAAATCTTACTTAGCCTTGAAATTACATTTTACGACAGATAAGTATGATGCTATAAAACAAAGAGGTAGAGTGAGAGCAACAAAACAATCTTTTTTTAAAAGAAATGATTTAATTAATATAAGAAAAATTGCTGAAAAATATAGTGAAAAAGAAGTTGTTAATTTCTTGGTTGCTAATTTTGTTTCAGGTGATAGATGGGGTGGTGTATTTGATTCTGAAGCTAAACATAATTATCTTGATTGGAAAAGAAGAATGGAGGCTATGTCATACACATTTAATAATGATATAGATAAACTAATATTTGAATGTGATAAATTAAAAATTAAATTTGATAGCCTGTTTTATTCTGGGACAAAACAACCTATAATATTAAAAAAATATCTAGGTAAACATATATCGATAGAAACATTAGTAATTTTAAATTACATAAATAATTACACTGATAGATTAGATAGAGAATTAAAGAATGATATTATATGGCCTGATGTTTCTAGAATTATTAAGAAGTATCAACCTTTTTTAAAAATAGATAAAGAACAATATGTCAGAAAGCTCAGAGAAAGATTTACAAATTAAAATGGCTGAGATGCAAAAAGATTTGGCTATTGCGCAAGAGACAATACATTTGCTCAATGGCCAGATAAGAGACACTCAACGTGTGCTAACTAAAATGGCACATATTCAAAATGAGATGTCTCGAAGAATGGTTCAATGGCCTTTTGTTGCTGTTGATGCCAATAGTAATAGGTAACACTTGATTTTTTAACATTATTATTATACAATAAAACAATATACTAATATACAATTTATACGGAGATACATATGGCTTTAGATTTTAGTGCTTTAAAAAAGAACCGTGGTAATTTTGATGACTTAATGCAAGAAGTTGAAAAGATTAACACACCCTCTTCAGAAGGAAGACAAAAGGATGAACGCTTCTGGCAACCAGAAGTAGATAAGTCCGGTAACGGTTATGCTGTTATTAGATTCCTTCCACCTCCTAAAGGTGAAGAGCTGCCTTGGGCTCGTGTTTGGCATCATGCTTTCCAAAGTCCTTCAACAGGCAAATGGTATATAGAGAACTCTCTTACAACTCTTAATAAACCAGATCCCGTATCTGAGCTTAATACTGAGCTTTGGCATACTGGTGAAGAGAAAGATAAAGAAACTGCTCG